ATGTTAATCAGAATCGACTCAAGAGACGTTTCTGAAAGATCAGCAGCAGTCGAAAGAGTATTCGACTGAGTGCCGCCACGAGTTGGATGAGATGTGCTTAAAAGAGCAACACCGTCACCCCCTGTATAACTTCCGGAGGTTGCGTTATTAAGGATATTTGCCGCTTTGATCTCTTTAGTAGAGGCCATTGAACGGGCAAGTGCCTTTGTATAACGAGCTGCAAGAGAGCCATACTGGCCATCTTCCTCAGCTTCTTCAGTTATTGAAAAAGCTAAAGCAACTGTTTCGTGCTGATAACGCGCAGTCCATTGCTGGGTGGCCTCATCATAACTAACAGCAGCTCCTTCAGTTTTAACAGGGGCATTTCCGAAGCCTTCCAAGAGGACGTCTTCTTCATATGCCTTACTCGAAGTATTCGCCGCAAAGACAGGCTTATACTCCTCCGGATATTGGTCGTACTCGAGGCCAAACAGGGTGTTTAGTCCTGGCTCGAGCATTTTAGCGAATTGTGCTCTATGCATTGCCATCTTCTAAACCCTCCTAAATGCCTGCGCTGTCTTTATAGAGGTGCTCATTTATAAGAACCTCCATGACAGCATTGGCCCCGAAAGCATTCTCTGGGGCATCCCAGAGAGCAACAATCTTGCACGTAGCGGTGCCTGCCGCCATTGTGCCAGAAATTTCGAAGCCAGATTGACCAGTGGTGGTTGACCCTGCCCCAGCAACCGCATCAGCACAATTGCCAATGTTTGTCTGGGCAGGACTTCCCGCCGATTGAACCTTATAAATAACGAATGGATCGTCATAAATATAGGCTATAATATCAGTGGCTGATGTCCCGGTTGGCCAATACTCACTATACTTATAGGAGCCATCCGACGCAGTATAAGAAACACCACCAAATACACCAATATTGTTTACCTCAGTAGCAGTATGAGGTGTGACTGCACCGTTGGCATCGATAATGCAGAGATCTCCATTAAAGATGTTCTCGGCAAGCCCACTTGTAATAGTGTACTTGTTGGTCCTTACAGAACCTGAGCCGGAAAGGTGACGAACAGGGACGAAGCCAAAGGCTGCATCTGCATTTGCCATTTACTTACCTCTCAATAGGGTTAATCATCCATGACAGCAACTCTATCACTGCCACGACTCACACTAGACTTCCGATCCTGTTGGATTGGAATTCCTCCGACCCTCTCAGCGGTCAAGAGATCGCTATTGGCGGCTTGATTGAGTTCTTCAGATTTGCCTGCATAATAATCTTTCATCTGCCGATGTGTGTCCTCTGGCATTTCACAAAGAATCATACCTTCAATACCGATGCAACCGTCCCACTGTCCATGGTTGATGGTTGGTATAGGGAAATCACCAACTGTATCAGAGCCACGGGGCATCCAGCCTTCACGCTGCCTTTTATAGACATTGTCAGGCGTTTCTTTCCCCAGAATCGAGGTGGCAACCCATCTTTGCACCATTCCTGGTTGAGGAGGAGGAGCATCTAGCAAAGATGCAGGCTTCCAAGAAGTTTTAGCGCGAGCTTCTTGCCCACGAGGTTCGGAACGAGCTTCAGATGCCCTAACATTACGCTTTTCAACCATTATTCGCCTCCTGTGTTGCTTGAATTTCTGCTGCATAAGCCTTTAAGGACTTATCATCAGTTATTCCTAACTCACGAGCCATTGCAAGTTGATCTTTGGTCATCTTAATCCTGTTCCCTTTCCGACTCGAGCCACCTGCAGTTGGTGCCACGGGAGATCTGCTTTTTGCCCTTTGTCGAGTAACTGGTTCTACTTTACTCTCAGAAATCAAATCAGGAAACATATTTTTTAGCCTTTGATTTAACATCGAGTAATAGTCGTCTGACTCTTTGTCAAAACCTTCAACATCCAGCTGGATATCAATGGCTCTCGCAGCAGCAGTCTCTCGCTCAAATCCTCCAGAATTGAACCAGCGATTTTTCTGCCACCAATCAATAGCCTTAGTTGGCGTTGGCTCGGACTGTATTTGAGCAGCACGACCAACTGTTGGAGAAATTTGCTGTTGAGAAGCCTGTTGCCTCTGCATTTCAGAAACACGAATCGCTGCCCGCATATCAGCAAGCTGTTCTTGCAAAGTAACTTGAGCTTCAGTGTTGCCTTCTTCAATGGCATTCTGCAAGGCAAACCTAGCATTTTGATAACGACCATCAAAATCCTCTCGCGCCTTTGCATTGTTACCATGCTCAAGACGGTCCAGCCTTGACTTCATGGTATTAAGCTCTACTTCACGCTCATCGCGCTCCGCTTCAGCTTGCTTGCGCTGCTGGACAAGAGTGCTAATCCTTTTTTGGACACGCCTACTAAACTCTTGGTCCTTTTCTTCAACTGCCTCTGGTTCAGGTGCCTCTGGTTCAATTTCAGGTTGCGCCTCGGCAACCGGCTCAATTTCTTCATTTTCCTGGATCTCTATTTCCAAGACCTCTTCATTTTTATCATCAGCCATGATTTGATACCTCGCAGCCATTTGGCAAAATGGAAGTTATTTCATCATCATTGAGAATTAAAAATTTCTCACTGTCGACAATAACTTTTTGACCGGCATACTTGCCAAAAGTAACATGGTCTTCGAGTTTCGGCCAAGTGCCTTTCCAGGCTCTGCCACTTTCTCTTTCGTGGTAAGCCATCTCACCCATTGCTATAATATGGCCGTGGGCTGTTAGGTATTCTTCGGCATCAACAGATTGTGCAGGAAGATAAACTCCGCCATCTGTCTGACTTTTTGGTTCAACTGGTTTAACAAGAACTTTCCAACCTACTGGTTGGGGAACATGGGGATGTGCCATGATTATTCATCCTCTTTCTCTATTTGTTTAAGTACCTCGTCGATCACATCTTGGGAGATCATAAGACCCTCCGCAATGCCGACGCTTTTGTTATAATGACTGAGATCAGAAATCCTTCCCTCAACCATTTCAATCGCTAGCTGGCTTTTCCTTTTCTGAAGTTCCAACTTGATCCTCTCTAGGAGTTCCTTTGTTGTCATCTTCTTCCTTTAAATTAGTTTCAGCAAATGCAGAAACACCAGTAACGTGAACTGTCACATCTTTTGGATCACCCACGACGGAATCCTGATGCATTGGCGGTCAAGTATTCTTCGATTTTCTTGACCCTTTCTTCGATGGACGGACTGTCGTCCTTTTTTTCTTTAGCTTTGGGTTTTGTAGCCATGTTGTTCTCCTTCTGCTGGCTGGGGTTAAAAGTTTACCAAATCCTGATCTATTCATCAACTAAATTCCTAAGTGAGCCCTTTTTATCAATTCCGAACTTTTTAACTATTGCCCATTCAGGAAGAGCTGTTTTTTCAAAATTATCAGAGCCTTCAACTCTGCGCTGGACTGTATAGTAAGGGACATCAGCCCCATATATAAATTTTCCTTCCCTTGGGGAGGATTCTGCAAGCAAACCTTTTTTTGGAATAATTTTCCCTGTGATTTCCCAAGGAAGTGGATTTGCAGCTCTCGCAACTTCGTCTCCGGTTATGATTCTGTCGCCAACTTCAAAATTCCAGTTGTGATCAGCAATTTTCAAAGCCATTTCATCCATGCGACTGGAAATTTCTTTATTCATGTCCTTGCGGAAATATTCTTGTACTTCATCCCCAGATGCTATTTTTTGAAAAGTTTTAAAAAGCTCTTTGTCAGACAAAGCATTTTTTGGATCGTCTGGTGACATTCTTTTTCTTGCAAGATTAACAAGAGCTTGCTCACCACTATCTAATGGTGCGTTCGCTTCCATTTTATCCTTAAACATCTTTGAAAGATCAATAAGCTCTCCCAATACCCCACTAAATATTTTGCTCTTACCAGCCATTAGAAATCCAAGCCCTCGTCTGTCAAATTCCTGAGTGCGCCTTGTGGCTTAGGTATAAAAAGCTCTCTTGCTGCTTTCTCACTTCCACCTTTACGAAGAGATTTAACAGTTGGACGAAGATCATGAACTTTGAGGCCATCGTCTGTATTCGCGATCAAAGAATTTATTATTTTCCTGCCAATATTACCACCACGAAATTCAGGATTAAGTTCAAGATTGATAATGCCATCAATTTTATCACTTAGTGTGCCTGTTTGTGGATCTACCTTAACATTCAAAGTTACTTTACCAACTTCAGACTTATTTGCAGTTTCTGCCCCAAGACCTAATTGTTTATAAAGATCTAAATCATAGACAGTATAATTGAGCCGGGCAAGTGGATTTTCTTTTGTTGCCGAAGCTGCATGCGCCCAACCAGGACGATTGGGGTCTGGATTACCACCAACAAAACCTATCCGATCGTTACTGAACTGATGCAGACCAAAGCCAATTTCATCTTTTTTCATTTTCGGCATAGGAGTCTTTTCAGCTTGCCTAGAAAAAAATTCTACAAGTGAATCCAGTGCTCCTTTGGCTATTTTGCTCTTACCAGCCATCTGGATCAAACCTTCCAGCAGCCTCTCGGTACGCCTCAGACATATTCCTACCACTTGGAAGATCTCGCAAAAGAGAATTAGGATCTGTCTGTATTAAATTTTCCAGTTTAGACAAAAGTTTTTCTGCGTCACCAAATCTTTGCTCTCCAAGAGCTACAGAGGCATCTCGCGCCCATTTTTGTGGTTCGTTGAAAACTTTTAATTTCTTGTGAGCATCCGCGTATTTCTGTAAGGCTTTTGTAGAAGCGTCCTGTTGTTCTTTTTCTGAAATACCACGAGAAAGAGCATTGCTTCTAATGTTTTCCTTGTGCTCCTTCCCAAACCCATAACCACTCCGTAAAGATTGAAGAACCTTCCGTACCTTATTTCCAACATCATACCCGTAACCACCAAAAAAATCGTATTCGGCGGCCATCCGGTTTGTGAGATCTCCTGTGTGCTCAATGGCAAAATTCAGCACACCTCCTCCCATTGTATTCTGGGCATCCACCATTGCAATTTCCGGGTCTCCTCTTTGCTGAGAAGCCAGTCTCTGGAACGCCTTCGAACGAGCATCTTTACCAGCAAGCTGTGATTCTTGAGGAGCGTCCGATTTAAAAATATCTGTCAGAGCTTCCAGTGCTCCTTTGACTATTTTACTCTTACCAGCCATCAGAAACGCTTTTTCAGACCAATTTTAACGCTCCAATCATCTGTCGCAGGATTGTAGCCACCTTCTGCGTAATATCCTTCAGGATGCCTGTAATAACCTGTAATTTTATTCCAATCAACTCCGCTAGTTCCGAATTTTTGCTCATCAGGAGCACCAAACTGTCTTAAAACATCAGGGAAATCAATTTTTCCTTTTGTGTATTGACCTTTTGCTGCACCACCAAACTGGTGACCACTTGGTGTTCTGAAGGCCAAGCCAACCTTTCCACCAGCACCAAATTCATTTTTCAATATGTCTTGTTGCCTTATTCCATCAACATATACTGGCTTGGTTGATTCTTTTGTTGAAGCACGAATGTCAACTTGTGGTGTCACAACAAGATTATTAAGTGCACCAAGACGAATAGCTCTCGGCTTTCCTTTTTGTTTTGGGTCCTGCTTGGGCTGAAAACGTGCTCGCAATTGATTAAATTGCTTTTTCGGCATTCCTTGGTTTGCCTTGCCACCGAGATTCAATAATAAAGAAGGAACGTCCATCAGAAGTCCAAGTCCTCGTCAGCCAATTGACTTAAAGCTCCTCCAGTTGCTAATGCTCCAATTGGCACAGAAGCTAGAATATCACCTGATTTCGATTTCTTAGGATCGAATTTGGCAAATATTGACCGGACATCGCCTTTGTCTGAATGAAAAAGAGCAACCGTTCCTGGCTCAGATGTTTTATATCCACGATATCCTTTCCGCTTAATAAGTTTTTGAACTGAGAGGTCTTCAAGAACTTCCCAATTCCCCATGCGTATTAAATCAACCACATCATCCCACTTGCCATCACGAACTAGATCAGGGTTTGGAGACAAGTCATTTATGAGATTGTCAACTTGCTCTTTATTTTTAAAATCAAAAATTTTATCAGTCTT